ACAAAACCCATTCTCATTGACAAGGACTTTCTAATATGATGTTCGGACACGACTTCTATCACGGAACGCTAAGACGTTACGTAATCATGTTTGGTAATTTGTTCAACGAAATTCAAGTTGACAGATACGATTCTGCGGGAACTAAACTTCAAACTGTCAACGTTCCAATTGAGTATGGACCAAAACAAAAGTTTATTCAAAGAGTGACTAGCGATCCTGATTTGAATCGCCATGTTTCTACTACATTACCAAGACTTGGATTTGAGTTTACAAGCATGTCATATGCGCCTCAGCGTAAATTAAACAGCGCACACAAAATAACTAGAGGTGTAAATACTGGCGGATTAGATTTTAACTTCATGCACACACCTGTGCCATATGACTTTAATTTCTCATTACATGCACTTTTTAGAAACACCGAAGATGGAACACAAATTGTAGAACAGATTGTGCCATTCTTTACACCAGACTTTACTGTGACGATGAAAATGATTCCAGAGATGAGTCTTAACATGGATATTCCAATTGAGTTAAACTCGGTAACTTCAACAGACACATACGAAGGTGATATGGATTCTCGCAGAATTCAAACATATCAATTAGATTTTACAGTTAAAGGATATTTATTTGGACCAATCAACAAGTTCAAGTATATTGTCAGAGAAGACTTAAACCTTATTGATGATGGTTCTGCAATCAATAAAGCGATTATATCTACTCAAACATTTACTGGAAACTCTGAGTTTGAAGTAACTGAAACACAAACTAACAACAATGGATATACGCCATAATGAAGAAAACAGTTGATGATAAGTTGAATGACATATTTGATGTGCAAGGTAAGATTGTTGAACAAGCATTACCTGTTATTGTTGAACAACCAAAAAAAGAAGTTATTTCTGGTGCACCAAATGATGAGTCGATTGATGCTGACTATGAATATGCGAGAGAGAATCTAAAGCTATTCATTGAGCAAGGCAAAGTTGCTATGGAAAACATTATCTTTTTAGCAAAAGAAGGTGAATCACCAAGAGCATATGAAGTTGTTGGTCAGTTAATCAAAACTCTTTCAGACACAAATAAAGATTTGTTAGACTTAGGCAAAAAAGTAAAAGATTTGAAAAATAAAAAAGATGACACACAACAACCACAGCATGTAACGAATGCATTGTTTGTTGGTAGTACAGCAGAGTTACAGAAACTAATTGGTAAGAGATGACAGCGAAATCCTATTTAGGAAATTCTCTTTTAAAAGCATCTGGTGTTCCCCTCAATTTCACAAAAGAAGAAATTGAAGAATACTTGAAGTGTGCTGATGATCCGATATACTTCATTGAAAGTTATTGTAAGATTGTCACGCTAGACCATGGGCTTCAGCCATTCAAACTCTATGATTGCCAAAAGAATAAAGTAAAGGTTATCCATGAGAATCGTAAAGTCATTCTTATGGAAGGGCGTCAGCAAGGCAAGACAACAACTTCAGCCGCTTACATTCTATGGTACACATTGTTTCAAGGAAGCAAGACTGTAGCGATCTTAGCAAACAAAGCAACAGCCGCTAGAGAAGTTTTGTATCGTTATCAAATCATGTATGAGAATCTTCCTACATGGCTTCAGCAAGGTGTCACTACATGGAACAAGGGTGACATTGCTTTAGAGAATGGTTCAATCGTATTCACAGCCGCAACAAGCGCATCAGGTATTCGTGGTAAGTCAGTTAACTTATTGTACGTTGACGAAGCCGCTATCATACCAAACAATGTAGCAGAACAATTCTTTACCTCAGTTTATCCTACGATTTCTGCTGGTGAAACAACAAAGATTCTGCTAAGTTCTACTCCTCTAGGATACAACCACTTCTGGAAGTTCTGGAATGATGCAGAGAATGATAGAAACGGATTTGTCAATCTATTCATTCCGTATTGGGACATTCCTGGTCGTGATGACGCATGGGCATCTGAACAGCGAAGACTACTTGGTGAATTGAAGTTCAATCAAGAGGTGTTATGTAACTTCTTGGGTTCTAGTCTCACACTCATTGCTTCCGATTCTATTGCACAAATGTCGGCTAGTCCTATTCTTTATCAAAAAGATGGGCTTGATATTTACCAAAGTGTCGAAAAAGATCATGCGTATTGTATTGTTGCAGACACAGCTAAGGGTGTTGGTGGTGATTATTCAGCATTTCAAATCTTAGACATAACTAAAATGCCATACAGAATTGTGGGTAAGTACAGAAACAATGAAATCAGCCCACTTCTATACCCATCAGTATTATACAGAATCGGCAAAGAATACAATGAAGCATACGTTCTAATTGAAATCAATTCTTCAGAGCAAGTTGCAGAGATTCTCTATGCAGAATATGAATATGAAAATATCATTTCCGTTAGCAGAACACCACAGGGTCAAGTTGTCAATGGTGGTTTTGGTGGAAATAAAACACAACTTGGTGTAATCACAGATAAGAAAGTTAAACGCATTGGATGCTCCAACTTCAAGTCATTGGTTGAAGAAAAAAAACTTATTATCAATGATGCTGATACTATCTCTGAAATTTCAACATTTATTGAGAAAAGAAACAGCTATTCTGCTGACGAAGGATATCACGATGACTTGGTTATGCCTCTAGTGCTATTTTCGTGGTTGACAACAAACTCATACTTTAAAGAGTTGACAAATATCAATATACGAAAAGAATTGTACGAAGCAAGAATCAAAATGATTGAAGAGGAAGTCACTCCTTTTGGATTTATAAATAATGGTGACGAAGAAAATCAATTAGTTGATGCAGGTGGGCAAGTTTGGCAAGTAGAAAACTATCGCAAATCTGATTTTTTATAAATAAATTAAACAAACCTAACATCAAAACATCATTATAACAAGGAGAATTCAATGGCTATAAGTCTAATTTCACCAGGAATCAAGATCACCGAAACAGATTTGGTGTCTTCCTCACAGTCAGTATCTTCAACATCTGGCGGATTTTCTGGTCAGTTTCGTTGGGGTCCTATCGATAAAGCTACACAAGTTACTAATGAAACCGAATTAGTAAATCAATTTGGTAAACCAAATGCAACTAACGCTGTTGACTTTTTGTCAGCCGCTAACTTTTTGGGCTACTCTGGTTCATTATACATTGTTCGTAGCGCAAACACAGCGTTGAATGCTACAGCAGAAGCAACAACTGGTTCAGGCACAGCAGGTGTTGGTACATCTATTAAGAATGAAGATGTATACATTAATACAGCATCATTCAACGTTGGTCCTTGGGCCGCTCGTTATTCTGGCGCATTAGGAAACGCACTTAAAGTTTCTGTTTGCCCAAGTTCGGCTGCCTACACTAGCGCATTAACTGGAACATTTACTGTATCAGCAGGTTCTACAACAGTTACTGGTGCTGGTACGGCTGCCAACACAGAAATGCAAATTGGCGATTTCATTGTATTGTCTGGTCGTACATCTAAAGTTGTTGCGATTGCTAATGCAACATCATTTACATTAGAATCTGCACACTTAACTGGTGCATCTGGTGCTTCAGCAACCCGCCGTTGGGAATTCTTTGGTGAGTTTGATTCTGCACCAGGAACATCTACAAACGGTGCCGCATTAGGCGCATCTGGTGATGAATTGCACGTTGTTGTTCAAGACAGAACGGGTGATATCACAGGTACCGCAAATACAGTTTTAGAAAAATTCGGTTATCTTTCTAAGGGTTCAAATGCTAAAGCTGATGCTGGTGGTAGCAACTACTATAAAGATGTAATTAATGATCGTTCTAACTACGTTTGGTGGGCTGCTCACGACAATGCTGGCTCTAATTGGGGTAACACGTTGTCTAGCACAACTTACACAGCAGTAAGCACACCTAAGACATATTCTTTGGCTGGTGGCTCTGATGGTAATGCATTGACAGATGGCGATAGATCAACATCTTTTGTTTTGCTTGCAAACAAACAAGAAGTGCCAGCATCTATCATTGTAACTGGTCAAGCAAATGCTACAGTAGCAAACAGAGTTATTGCTGACGTTGCTGAAGTTAGAAAAGACGTTGTTGTTTGTGTATCACCATTGAGAGCAAACGTTGTTAACAATGCTGGTTCTGAAGCGACTTCAATCACTGCATGGGCAGACACAGTTACACGTTCTACATACGCAGTTGCAGACAGCGGTTGGAAATATCAGTACGACAAATACAATGACGCATACATTTATGTGCCATTGAATGCTGACACAGCAGGTTGTATGGCACGTAACGATTTTCAACGTGAGCCATGGTTGTCTCCAGCAGGATTCAGCAATGGTCGTATTCAAAACTTAGTTCGTTTGGCATACAACCCAAGCCAAGCTGACAGAGATACATTGTACAAAGCCGCAGTTAATCCAGTTATTACACAAGTTGGTCAAGGTACAGTTTTGTTTGGCGACAAGACATTCACATTGAGAAACACTTCAATGAATCGTGTTAACGTTCGTAGATTGTTTATTGAATTGCAAAAGACAATTGGCCAAGCCGCAGACAATGTATTGTTTGACCAAAATGATGAAACAACAAGAAGTGGTTTCGTAAGTCTAGTTGTTCCTTACTTGAGAAGCGTTCAGTCTAGAAGAGGTATTACAGCATTCAGAGTTGTTTGTGACGCATCAAACAATCCAGAAGATGTAGTAAATGCCAATGAATTTGTTTGCGATATTTTCGTACAACCAATTCGTTCTGTTAACTTCATTCAACTTAACTTTGTCTCTGTAAGAGGTACCGCTACATTTGCTGAAATTGCCGCATAAATAATAGAGAATAAATAAGGAGAATTATATGGCAATTACAACAATTCAGAATATGAAGGACGCTCTTAATACGGGCGCCCGTTCAAATTTGTTTAGAGTTACCTTAACAGGATTACTTGATTCTGACAGAGATGATGACTTTAGTTACTTGTGCAAGGCAGCCCAACTGCCAGGATCAACTTTAGGCATCATCGAAGTTCCATTCTCAGCTGGCAGAAGATTTAAAGCGGCTGGAGATAGAACATTCGCTGACTGGACAACAACAGTTATCAATGACTCTAATCATACAATTAGAGAAGCATTAGAAGACTTGCAGAGAGAATATGGAGTTACTGATTATAATTCAGAAACTTCTAAAACTAGAACTGGTGGAACTGCAACAGAATTTTCTACCATTTTAGTTGAACAACTTAATCAAGCAGGCGATGTTATCTATACATATACGCTAGAAAACTGTTGGCCACAAGATATCAGCACTATTGATTTGTCTTATGACTCTACAGATACTCTTGAAGAGTTTACTGTAACTTGGTCTTATGACTACTTTACATTCGAATAAGGAATAAAAAATGGCAACCGCAAATTTTTTCAGTATTGATACATTTAGAGAAAAACTAAATGGTGGATCAAAAGCAAATTTATTTCGTATGGAAATTGAAGTTGAAGAAGCAATAACAGGTGTTGATTTAGCTAACGTTCCTATTCTATGTAAATCTGGTGCTATTCCAGCATTTACGTTGGGCGTTATTGAAGTTCCATTCAGAGGAAGACGCATTAAGATTCCTGGCGATAGAACATATGCAGACTGGACAGCAACATTCATTAATGATGACAATCAAGACATTCGCAAATCTTTCGACAATTGGTTAAACAGCATTGTAAATGTTGATGGAGAACAAGCGTTAAGAGATGGTACAGATTCATATCGTTGTACTATTACTGTCAGTCAGTTAAAACCTGATGGCACAGTCGCTAGAAAATATAAATTGTTTGATGCGTTTCCAACTGATGTTTCTGCTATTGATTTGTCTTACGACACTACGGATGCAGTTCAAGAATTTACTGTCACATTCCAATATCATTATCTTGATGTTGGTGTTGCAGATGGCGAACCCGCGGCAGGATCAGGATCGTAAAAAAAGACTTAAATAATGAATTTTACGCAACATAAATAATTGCGTAATAGTTGTCAA